GGCCGCCATGAATTCGAAGTTTTCACCTTGCAGCATTTTCGTTCTCCTCGCCCGCGGTTTCGATCAGGTGCTCGTAAAGTGAATGGCGCGCGCTTGCGCAGCCTGGTCCCACGTCAGCCCGGCCTCGAGCGTCCCGACCCATCCGATCGAGCGCTTCCGTCCCAGGTCCGTTGAGAGCCCAACGCGCAGTTCGGGATCCTCGACCACGGCCATGAAAGAGGCGTCCGCGCCGAAGAACACGGCCTCTCCGGCGACTCCAGCGAGTCCGATGTCGTCATCGAGTGCGTACTCGTGATTCGACTCGAAGATCAGGAATCCCTCGATGTCTCGGATCATGCCATCCATGAGAGGCCCTGAGCCCGTCGGCGCCTGCCAGTCCTTGTACTCGGAATCGTTCTTGAGCCCGCGGGCCGCGCGCGTCGAGACCACCGCCGCGTAGCGGCCGTTTCGGAACTTCGGAGCCTTGAGCGTCTGACGCAGGTAGTCATGCATCTGCCTCAGATGCGCAACCGTCAGATTCGATGTCGCCTGATTGCTCACAACGCCGTCCGTCTCGAACGTGAGCGCGCCAGCGCTCGTGGCGATGGCGAGTACCGGGGTCGTCTTGATCGCGTCCGCGACCATCACGTCCATCGTGAGAGAAATCTGGTCCCGGAGCATCCGCTGTTGCTTGTTTCGCAGATCGAAATGGGTGAGATTCTCTTCCCATTCCGTCAGTTCGATCGCGAAACCCCACTCCGAAACGGCCTTCTGCACGGTCTGCACCGCAGCGCGCCCGGTCGGGAGGTTGTCGAGTTCATTGACTCGCCCCGCCAGCGGGAGCTGGAGTACGCGGGTGATCGTAACAGAGGCACCCTTGCCCTTGCCGTAGCCCTGCTCGGGCTCGGGGAACTGGGTGAATACTGCGTCTGCCGCCGCCTGCTCGCGAATCTTCGAACTCAGGAAGTGATCCCGAAACACGCCCAGCGGTGCGTCGAACTCCCATGACATTGCTGACTCCTTTCAGAACAGGCCGGTTTTCGCCTGCCGATCGCGAAGCGCGTCGAACAACGGGACCGGACGCTCCGACTCGTCGCCTTCGAACTTTGAACCACGAGGGGGATTGGACCCGCGGCTACCGCCCGAGAGCCCGCCGGTTCGACGTGGCGGACTCGGTTCGCCATCTCTCGGCAGACTCGTGTCTTTCACGTCGTCTGCTACGGCCTGAGCCGCCGCGGTGACGATCTCCCCGACCTTCCGGTGTGCAAGCGCATCGAGCGGCGCGGTGTTCTCCGGCAATTCGGCGAGCTGCATCTCCGCGATCGCCTGCCGGTAGGCTTCGATGACGATCGGGCGCAGTTCGCGGTATTGCGGATTCTGCATCAGGTAGTTGTCGATGATCTGCTCGGAACGCGTTCGTCCGACCGCTTCGTCTCGAATCTTGAGCGCCTCAGCTCGGGAACGCCACCGCTCGTAGGCGCGGTCGCGCGCCAACCAATCCTTGAACGCAGCGGGGTCCGTCGATGAATCCGGGGGCTCCCCGGGCGCCGGGGGCGGCACGTCCTCGGGCGCGGTTTGTCTCTGCGGCGCGGGGCGCGCGGCTTGCGCCTGCGCAAGCGCTTCGCGTCTCCCCTCTTCGCGGGCGGCGGCAACGTCACGATCGCGCTCTAAGGCGGCGATCTCGTCGTCCGTATATTTTTGGCCGCTTGACTTTTGCGGTGGCTTTCGGCCCGATAGATCCGCGAGGCCTGGGTAATTCGGGAATGCCATGACGCGCATTGTTGGCCAAACAAGCGCCGCTCGTCAATGAAAACGGGCGTTTTTTCACACACGCCACAGATAAGGCATCAACTTATTTCTGATTTTCGCTGGGTGAGGCGAGTTTACGTGATGCGGATTCTCCCTGGATCGCGACGCGCTCCAGTTGTGACACAAGCCGGTGTGCAGAGCGAACCTCAACCCACGCTTGAATCGCCTCTTCGGCCGTCAGGGGTTTGGCGGAGTCAAGGCGGTCGAAGATTCGCGCCCGCACGCGGCTCTCGATCTGGTCGACCAAGACTTCGGAAGCGAATTGGTAGAGGTGGCGGGCATTCGAACCTTGGAGCGCACGTTCTTGCAGCGCGACCTTTTCATCGAGTGTGAGCTTGCGTGCAGCGTTTCGCCTGTATCGCAGGCTCACGGCGTCCTCGGGATCGGCGCGCCGCCTCGCGCGCCCGGCCCGGTCGGCTCAGCGCCGCCCACCGGGGGGACGATCGGGCCCTGCGTCGCCTCCGCGCGAAGTTCCTCTTCGTCTTTCTCAAGTGCCTGACGGTCGATCGCGAAGTGGATGAGAAGCTGGTCGAGAAACTTGGGGATCGAATGGCTGCGCTGAAACGCGGCCGCGAGAACCTCGCTTTGACCGAGAATCTGCGCCAGTCCAAGGAGTGACTGGAGTTGTCGACCGCGCTCCATCACGGTCGTCATCGGCTTCGCGACGAAGCGAAAACGGGTGTTCGAGAAATTCACGCGCTGATGCGCGAGCATCTCTGCCATCTCGGGACCGAGTTCGTCCGCCAGGACCGGATTCGATGCCGGGTCGAAGTGCTGGAGCCCGGTCATCATCGCGAGTTCGAGGATCGGCGCGAGAAAACGCGTGTCGATCTCCTTGGCGAGCGCCATCTGCAACACGGCGGTCCCGCCCTCGGCGCCACGGATTTCCGTTGCGGTGATGTCGCCCTTCGGAGGCACCTGGCCCAGCGACAGTTCATTGGCGCGGCCGGCCTCTCTAAGCTCTGCCTTGAGCGGGCGTAACCCCCCCCATCTCGATCCGCTCGATGAACGGCTTGCCGGGTGGCCAGTCGGGATCGGCTTGGACCGTCATGCCCGGGTGAATGCCCTCCGCCAACTCGCCGGCGTCTGCGATCGCGCCGCCCCAGATCATGTGCGCAGCGATATTCTCGGCGAAGATGCCGTCTAGGATGAGGTTGGTGGTTTCCGTGAACGTCGCGGCGAGTGGGCGGAACACCTCGACGTAGCTCTTGCCGTAGGGTGCGAATGGCACCTCGATCATCGGACACGAGACGATCCAATCCTTCTTGTGCCAGTTAGGATTGTCCTCGGGGCCGCGAATGATCTCCCGCTCGTTCGCGACGACCACGAGCTGATTTTCTGCAACGAGATGGCCCTCTCGGTCGATGATCGCGCACAGATACTCGTCGAGCAGGATGGGTTTCCGGCGGGACATCGCCGATTCGGGTTCGCTCGATCCGGTAATCGTCTCACGGTCTCTCTTGGATTCACCGTCTACGTGCGCCTGGAGGCGCCCGATGGCCGCCGCGTCGTAGATCTTATCACCCTTGGAGTCGACCTGATCTTTCATCTTGTCGAGCTGCCAGTAGTCGATCGGCGTCCGCCGAATCCGGTAGAGCCCGCGGCCGGCTGGGTCGTAGTAGACTTCCATCGCGTTGACGGGTTCGATGTTCACGAAGCCCGACGCCTCATCGAATGTCACCGACGCAGCAATCATGGACATCGCGCCGGACTTGACGGCAGACGAAAATGTCGCATCAAACCCAATGCGCTGACCGTTTTGGTTGACCGCGCAGTGGTTGAGAATCAGCCGGACGAATTTCGACATGATCTCGCCGCGCTTTTTCGTCGGGTCGGTGGGATCGGTGATCTGTTGCCAGTCGTGTTGGCTGACCAGCGCCAACGAGAGCACTGCGGTCAGGCGGTCGACGAAATTTCCGACCTCGGGCATCTGCTCGGCGGCCTGCCACTCGGCCTTTTGGCTCGTGTCGTAGCGCGACCAGTAGGCATTCCAGTTCGCGAGCCAGTTCTCGTCGCGTGCATCCGTTCCGCCCTCGCGCGCCTCCTTCGCCTCCTTGAAATAGCCGCGGAGCAGTTGGAGAAGCTCGGCATCCGGGAGCTTCTTCGAACGCTTCTCTTCGGCGGATCCGCCGAGAATCTCTCGCTCGCTTTGCGGGTAATTCACCGCCGCAGCCGGCAAGCGAGGGGTGGCTGCGCTCATCGTCGCCTCGAAAGCGAGTTGGTGGAAGGCATCAGAGGATCTCCGTGCTTCATCGGGTTCTCGAGCCCGGGCTGCGGTTGCGCAATCCGGTGTAGACGGAGCGGATCCATCGGCACGCCGACACTGGCGGCGCGTTGAAAGTACTTCGGACGGCGAATGGGGATGGCACCGCCCAGGTTGTGCGACTTGTAGGAGCCGGCAGGGAAGAGCACCGCTGCGCCGTAGGAAAAGGCGTCGCCGGGATGGCTGTGCATTCCCTTCTTGTTCGGCTGGGTGGATATCTGACCGTTTGCGTGGCGTTGGTAATGCCATCCGCCGCGCAGCGCGTGCCACAGCGGCTTGGCGCGCTTTTCGTCGATCTGCACGAGACCTGTGCCGTTGCGCAGCAACCCGAGAACGCGCTTCGCCGCATCGCGACGCTCCGGCCAGAGCGTCGGTCCCGGATACCAGCGGCCGCCGAGTTCGTCTTTGATGACCTTGACGGCGGTGTTCTGGGACGAGGAATCCTCACGGCGACGGCCCTGCGGATCTCCGTAATGCGAAATCGGCAAACCCTTGAAACGCTCAGAAATCCGACCCTTGATGATGTCTTGGATCAGCTCGAACGTGCCGATTCCATCGCCGACGTAGGCTTCGTGGAACAGCCAGTTGGTCATCGGCGAGACCTGCGAGATCAGGCACGTCGGGTTGAGCCCGAAATCCCAACACAGGTAGATCGGAGAGTCGAGGACGGAAAGCGACGGCTTGACGTGAATCGCCTTGTTGAATTCGGGCGTGACGGGTTCACCGGGATGCTGGAAGCCGAAATCGCCTTCCGAGAAGCGCTGCTTCAAGTCGAGTCGGCCCGCCGACTCAAATCGCTTGCCCATGTTTTCGTAATAGCCTTCGGGGAGATTTTTCACGTTCTCCGGGCGCGCCGTCTGAAACACCCGGAAGCCCGACGACTGCATGGGGGGGCGCGCGGTCGAGAGGTCGCCCGGGTAGCCGGGCTCGACGAACCGCCGGTAGGTCCAGTGTGATTCGTCGGGGTTGTTCTCGGCGAGCTTCGCGCCGTACCACTTCATGCCCTTCTGGCGCAGGCGGGTGAGCGCCATGTCGAAGATGAACTCGGGGATGCCGCCAGACTCCGCTGCGGGCGCCGGCTCATCGAGGCAAAACCCGGCGAGCGGAAGCGATTGCAGCTTTTGCGCGTCCTTCTCGTCGTTCATCCCGAGAAAGAGCACCTCCCCCGAAACCCCCTTGCACGTCCAGGTAAACGTCTTGTCGCCCTTCTTGAAGATCCCCGCCTCTCCGTGCGGGAACCATTGCAAGAATTCGACGAGCGTGGTGTCCTTGAGGTTCTCCCATGTGTCGCGGATGATCGCCCAACGCGCGCCCGGGTTCTGCTCGGTGTGGTAGTAGGTACACCAGGCCAACGCCGCCGATTTTCCCTCGCCCATCCGGCAGGCAAACAGGTCCGCCTCTGCCTTCGAGGTGATAAACGCCTGTTGCATCGGATTCGCGGTGAACTCGATTCCACTCGTCATCGCGGGGCCTCAGGCTCGAGCGCATCGCCCGCCGCGCGCAGATTCGCGTAGGCGGAGTCAATCGCCTCCGAGAGCAGCGCCTCCTCTTCGTCGACCTCAGAGAGCCGCGCCTGCGCAGCCACGATCGTTCGGCGCAACCGGATCGCCTCTTCCTGGAGACGGCGCCGGGCGCGAATCGCCATCGACAGGCGCGAGACATCGGACGCTGCGGCAATCACCTTACGCGTTTGCGCGCTCGCCATCCTTCGGCCTCCGATTCGGACCCAGAATCCGGTCCATCTTCTCCTGCTCCTCGTAAAACTTCCACAGGCGCAGAAAGAGATGAGACATCAGGTCCGGCAGCCGCCGCCTGGCCTGCTTGGCGATCAACTTCTGGCGCTCGAAGTCGATCTCGTTGATGACCTTGCCGCGGGCCTTCGCGCGCAAGAGCTTTTGAACCTGGTCCTGGGCCATGCGACGTTGCCGGGTCAGGCGCAGAATCATCCGCATCTCCGCCTCCGCGCCGTCCACGACCTCCGAGTGGTCGCGGCAAAACTCGCGAAAGTCGTGGCCGCGCCTCACGGAGACTCCTTCACCGGAAACGCGCGAAACACGCTCGGGTGCTCGATGGTTTCCCCCGCTCCGAGGTTGTGCTTGATCTGCACACCGACCCCGATCTGCACGCCATAGCCGTTCGGGGGCTCCAGCTCGAGCAGCTTCGTCGCGGTCTGCGCCGCACGCAATCGGGTCCGGTGATCGGGAAAGTGGACGAAATCCTCGAGCGCGGAATGGTACTTGTAGTCGTTCGCGCGCAACGCCTCACCGATCACCCGCGCCACGGTCATCAGGTCGGCGCCGCCCGCCTCGAGCATCACCTGAAACGCGCGGCGGAATTCCGGGGTCCGACGGCCGTTGATGAGATCGCGAATCGACGACTGCGAATACCCAGTCGCCCGCGCCGCCGCGGAGATCCCCTTCGGGAGGTTCGGGGCGGCGATCAAGATCTCGAGCGCCTTGCGGTGCCGGCGACTGAGGTTCAAAAACTGCGGGCGCGGACGGCCGTTCGTGCGGCAGGCCAGGCAACTCGGCAGCGGATCGTCGGGCGACAACCCGACGTTGAGGTCGCAAAACTCCGACAGCGGCTTCCACTCGTAGCAGCTCGGACACGACTCTAATTCAGCGGGACCGGACGGCCATCCGGCCACTGCGGGTAGATTTTCTTCGTCTGTTCGTTCCACATCGCCTCCGAAGCCGCATCCGTCGGCCGCCAGTGCTCGCGAAAACGGTCATCGGGGTACAGAAAATTCACCTTCCCACCCCGGGACTCTGCGGTCACGACCCACATCCCCGCCGGGCAGTTCGTCCAGCGTCCCTTGATCGGAAGGCGCTCGTCCACAAAGAGCCGACGGGCCTCCACGGTCTCCGGAACCGCGATGAAACGCTGCGTCGTCGCCATCACTCCCTCCTTTAGCACGCCACCCGCGGGGGCGCTAGCTACGCTCCGTCTTCGCAGAGCGCCCGCTCCGCCTCGCGCACCATCCCGAGCGCCTCGAAGTAATTGCAATTGGCGGTCAAAACGCGCAACGCTGTCGTGCCATCCACCTGCCGGCAGTTCGCCACAACGACCAACTCCTCACACTCCCCCTGCATCTCCAATAGCCGGTCGATGATCCGCTTCGCGTACTCGCGTCTTCGCTCCCGCAACGAGCGAAGCGGCACCAAGCGGGGAGAGCACTCGTTCACGCCACCCCCATAGCAAACGCCCCGGCCGTTGCCAACCGGGGCGTCGCCTACCCAATGGAGGTACGTCAATAGAAGCCCGATGTGCCCTGAACCCATCGAACCCCTGCCACCCCCAATAGACCACCACGCCCACTACGTCAAGGCCACAACCCCAAAAAACGCCCCCAAAAAGCTGCAAATCCCACTGTATGCGACACAATTCTGTGCGAAACAAGCGCGCCGCGCCAACTTTTTTGCTATCTCAAGTGTCCGAAAAACCTGCGTTTCCTTTTTTTTTTCGTTTTTCTATTGACAAATTCATGTTTTTTTTGCTACG